ATATAGGTCTGTAAATAACTTCGGATTATAAGATAATTTTTTTGATTTTACAAACTCACTTAAATATTTTTTTTCATTTTCATCCATCATTGGGTTACTTAAATCCATTATTTTATAATTTTTCTCTAATTGGTCTACTTCTTGGATAACCCTTGCATAAATGATATGATCTTTAAATTTTTTCTCACAAATATCTAAAATATCATTCCATGAAACCTCCCATTTAGTTAATTCAGGAAATAATTTAAATAATTTTTTCTCACCCAACCCTTTTACTCCCCTTATTTTATCCGAATTATCCCCCATAAGTGTTTTATAAATAATATAATTTTGAGTGGGCATATTATATTTTTCCTTAAAGAATTTATCAGTATAAAACTTTTTTTCTATTGGTCTATAAACGACAACTTTGTCGCTTACCAATTGGAGAAAATCCTTATCGCTAGATATTATGAATGCTCGGTCACCTGGTTGTTTTAGCGCTATATGACTTAAATATGCGATGATATCATCCGCTTCTACCTTATCTATTGATACGGTTTTAACTGGTAGGGTTTTTAGGTATTGTATTAACCTTATTATTTGGTCTACTTTAGAATCATGTTCTTCTTCTAAATTTTCAAATACTTCCCAATTAGTAATTCGTTGAGTTTCTCTACCCGATTTATATTCAGGAACTATATTTTTTCTATTCATTGAAGACCCTGCTCCATCAAATATTACATAAACTTCATGAGGTTGAATTTGCCTAATTAAGGCACCTAAAGATCTTAAAAAACCACCTAACCCCCCAATATGAACTCCTTTTGGGTTAACCATTTTTAACATAGCAAAGTTTCTAAAGAACAAATTTAAACCATCTATTAAAAGAATTCTATTACTTTGGGACATACCCTTATCATTCCCTTGATCATCATTCAAGAGGGCAAGTAATTCTTTTTTTCTCATAATTTATTCTGGTTCTTCAGTATAAGAAGAAATATCGTTATATTCAAATTCTTCTTCTACAACTTTAAAATCGATTCCGCCTAAAATTTCCTTCCAAGCTTTGGCGTTTTGGGTTTTATAATCTTTTAATTCTTTATCATCATCATTTATGAAACCATGAGGAGTCATAATAATTCTTCCTCTAGATTGTATACCATTAATATGGTTTTTATCAATTTGAAGATTAACACGTTTAGCAAATTCAACTTGTTTACCATCTTTAATTGCTTTAATTTTAGATGTTCCTGCATTTGAAATATTACCAAATGTAACTACAAATGTAGAATCAAACCACATTGCAAACCCCCCTTTATTCATTAATTTTGGTTTACCCATAGGTGATTCTGCTTTTGCAGTCCATACCTTATTAATACAAACTAATGTGTTTGTATATTTAGATGATTCTTTTCTTGATAATGTAATACGTTGATTAACATTATTTCCAAATTGAGTTGACATAGCCCCTGCATTCCATTCATTGTTGTTTTTATTTGATTTTATAGACATTTCGCAAGGTACTGAACCTATACTGTCCCATAAAAACAATAAATCATAAGGTAAATTACCTTTTTTCTGTTCATCAATTAAATCCAAAATAAAGACAGCTACATCCTCTATAGTACTAATAGTTTCTCTATCAACATAAATAAATTGACCTTCATAGTTAACAATTTCTCCAGTTTCTTTATCTATAGTCTCTTTAAATTTTAAATCCATTTGTTTAGCATATTTCCAATTCCATTTCATTTCAGTAATAATGAAAACAGGTAAAATATTTCTTTTTTGAGCTGAAACTGCTGCTTCTAATAAAGCGGTTGTTTTACCTGTATCGGAATGGCCTCTAAGTAAACTAATATGGCCCATAGGAATACCTGGAACTGAAGTTACATCTTGGAAGGCTTTAGAAAGTGGGATCCATTCTTGTTCTTTAAATTTAACATTTTGTTTTAAACCTTTTTTATCTTTAAAAGCATTTAAATCAAATTTAGATTTAATTTCTTTGGAGACTGCCTCCTGTAGCGATTTTTTTCTTGCCATGTAACTTTAAAATTTAAAATGGTAAACCATCATCATCCCCCTCAAACATTTCATCAAACTCAGTAGCTTTAGAAGTTGCTTTTTTACCTTGAGTATCAAGATTAAAATTGGTTTTAGATGAATTATTCTTTACTTCTTTAGTATCCCCATCAAATTCACTTGCAGGTTCGGATTGGATTGAATCTTCATTATCTTCCTCTCCATCAATAAACTTTTGAAGTTCTTCTTTTAACTTATCATAAGTATACTTAAATCTCTCCTTTAATAATGAAGGCTGATTAGCTAACCAATTTTCAACTTCCTTAGCATCTTTACTTAAAGGTGTTGTTTTTGGTTTTGGTCTTAAACTTAGGTTAAAACCTAGTCTATCTTGTACTTTAGTAGCGTTAACTACAAAGTCATGTCCTTCAGCTACATCAGTGAAGTCACCATAATCCTCATCATCAGCAATTGATAATAATTCTAGATAAATAGTTTTGCTAAATTCAAATAGTCTAACTCCTTTATCTTCTTCACCCCTAACAATAACAGGAGCAAATACTCTCAATTTTGGGGATAACTTTTTAGCTAACCTCCAATTTTCAGGATCACTTGTTTTCCTTAACTTAGCAGTGAAATCAACTACAGGATCATCTTCTCCCCAATTAGTTAAAGCCATAATTGGAAATTTTCCTACCCCATAATGCATCATAACCTCGTGAAAAGGATTTGTTGGATAATCATAGGCCGAAGGAACAAATCTAATTTGATATTTTCCTTCTTGTCTTGGTTTCCAATAAATTAAGGTGTAATCCTTTTTTTCTTTGTTTTGCGGACTAGACTGTTTATTTAAGGTGTCTAATCTCGACTTAATAGCGTTTAAATCCATTTAGTTTGTTTTTTAATTAATAATTAAATATAATAAGAGTTAATACGGGAGCCAAACTAAAGTTCAATTATTTTATGAATTTTTGTATTGAGCTGTTTTAACTCGTTATGTTGGGTTAATAAAACACAGTTTTTATAATGTTGCCAATCTATGGGGAATTTTGTATCTACAACTCCACCATTAAGACTTTTTATAAGTTCATTTAAAGCGTTTATTGTGTATAAAGTATTTGTTTCTTTTTTTCTATGAACTAAAATAGTATTATCAGGAATCTCTTGTACGTTACCTTGATCGACATTATAAGTGATAACGTATTCATCATTGCTCTTAATATAAAGAACAAACATCTTATTATACATTATAGAATATTGGGATGATAAATCTTTTACTAACCCATCAACCCCTTCTAATGATGTGAAGGTACAAAATAATTTGTTATTCAAGTCTCCTATATTTAATGAGTTTTCAAAATCGTATTTCTCCTGATAAATACTGTCTATGTTATTCAAAATCGTAGTTTGTTCCATGTTTAAGTTTTACTTTTAATCCATATCTTTTAAATATGTTTTTTATATCTTCTATTAAATATTCTTCATCATCTGCTAAATCAAATAAAAACGCATCATACGTGTATAATACTAATTTAGATTTTTTAGCTATTATTCTTTTTATTATATGTTTTAATATACGAACATTAAGTGACGTCTCCAAATTTTGTAGCAGATAATTAAATAATTTTTGTGGATTCATGTTATCCAATTTATCTTTTTCAAATCTATGTTTAGAAATCATACACTCAATATAACCTTCAGTATTAAATTTTTTCCATAATTCATCTACATATTTTTGTATTTTTTGGAAAAATTCTAAATCCTTGTACTGTTTAAACACTCCCCCATAAAGTTGTTTGAATGTTAACTCTTTAGCTTTTTTATAATCCACCTTATACATTTTTGCAAAGGAAGCATGAATATCATCCGTATCGAATTTATAATCCACAAGATGGGCAGCAAGAGTAGGATGATAAGCAGAAATATCAATTTCAACAAACCTATCATTTTCTGGTATAAAAGCTTTACGACACCCATTTTCTTTATTTAAGGCTGCAAAATTGATTCCTCCAAATCTGTTAGAGGGTCTTGTGGTGGTTGTATTGAAATTGTATTGTGTGTACACTCTATCTGTGCTATCACAGTCGAAGTAGTCTTCGAAGAGTTGGGGATCCACTCGTATACCACTTTTTTCGATAAATTGGAATACCATTGGTATTGATTGGTTGTAAAATTTGTTGACGGGTTCATCTTTATATTGTTTTAAATTATTATAATTTTTTTCACAAGCTTCATAATGTTTAACGAGAGGGATAATTCTATTAATATCTAGTTTACCCTTATATCTTTTATAACTATTGAATAATTTATGTGTTTGGGTTGTTTCTTTTTCATAATTAGGGGAGGCTAGAGATAAATCAATTACCTCATTAGTCCACCAGTAAAAATGCCTAAATTCTTTTCTACCCCAAACGTATAACTTATCGAATTTATTAATTGATTCTTCAATGTACTCGTTGTTTAACGGCATAGCTTCGCTATGGTCTATAGTTAAAATGTATCCTTTAGTTGATTCAAAGGGTCTAATATAAACTAAACTAACATCTGTAATTGTAGGGTGGGTTTTATAAGAGTATGGGATAACTTCTATGTAAGCTTCTTTATAACCCTTTTTATTAAACTCGTTTAATTGTCTTTTAGTTTCTACTATATAGAACATATAGTAAATATAACATCAATATTTTAAGAAGCCAAATTAATAATTATTATTTGATTTTTTATTAGGGTAATAATTCCACCAAATAGTTTGGGGGGTGCTTATTTTATTGGGGTTTTGGTTAGGATCCCAATTTTGGTTAAGTCTTGTCAAAGGTTTTTGATTATTAGCAGCATTTTTATTACCACCTATCCCTTGAGAAGCACACCATAAATTAAATCCTTTCCAATTATGGTTTTTTTCAATGCTTTCTATTTGTTTAGTATTAGTTTCAGCAGGATTACTTCCAGGAGCACCACTTCCAGGACCACCCGTTTGAAATGAAAAAAAAGATACTTCATATAATTCATGAGCTACTGTAGAATCCTTATTTTTAAACAATGAATAAGTGTCTTTAGATATTTCATTAAAAATATTATCATTTGCTTTTTTTGCAAAATATCTATTATAACTTCCTCTTTTTATATCTTTATCTGTGGGGAGGGATTGGATATTATTTGGAATGGATCTAGAGGTAAAATTATCATAAATTTTATGATATTTATCAACTTCATAATTACTTCCCATATGTGGATCATCAGCAGTTTGATCTAGAGTTGTTATAATTTCTTTTAATGAAGGGGGAATTGGGGGTTGGTTTATTTCTAGATCTAAAGGTAAAAGTTGACGATTATTTATATTAGGTTTTTTACCTACGAAACATTTATTTTTCGAAGTTTTATAATAAGGACCTATATAAGGTTTTTTATTTTTATCTCCCTTAACATAAAATTCATCACCATTAGTAAATAAATCTGTTTTTATTTGGGATTTTGGATAATACATTTTTTTTAATTTTTATTAAAATATTTAAACAACGGGGGCTGGGGGTACAACCCATCTTGGATCATCATTTAAAAATACTTTACAGAATCCCTTAACCTTCTTTTTAACAGTATTATTGGAGACAGTGATTCTTTTAACTCTTGAACTATCAGTAGTATAATTTGCATTATCATTATGTCCTATATTTCCTTCTATTGTTACTATAGAGGCATCTTTAACATTAATACCAATATAAATTCCTATATGTCCCCCATTGGGATAACCATCCCCCCAATTATAATGGGGTTTATTATAAATAATAAGATCCCCAGGAAGAATTTCAGCATCAGCAATTTTCTGCCACATAGTATTACTATTACCTGAAATTTCTACCCATTGGTTGACGTTTTTAAAGGATTGCATTGTATAACCTGGGTTGGGGGTATTTAACCCATACTTAACATCATAAGCATATATCTCTTTAGATTCTGCATAGGTTCCTCCTCTTATTTTTAAAGGTTGAAAGGGGTACATTCTCTTATTAGAAATATCTATATAATTATTTGTATTAACTTCAAATTTATCCTTAACATATCTGTTCCCAGTAGTATATGCCTCCCCCCAAACTGTATTACAAAATTGATTACACCAATGAGATCCACCATTTGGGTTACCTTTTGATGTTTGAACACCATTTTCAGATTTAGGTGCTGAGTATCCTTGAGGCCAAGCTCCTCCTCTAGCTGTTAATGTTTTATTCCATCTTGAGTCTAACATTTTCCATGCTGGGTATCCACCCTTTCCTATTGTTTCTACACTTTGACGACTATTTGAGGTTTGGACTCTACCATCTGATTCTTGTCCTACATAACTTGCTGCAATCAATATAATTCTTGATCTTAATAAATAGTAGGTTTTTACTAAATTGGCTGTCATACCAACGTGGGTTTTCTGTTTCCAGGCATATAATATATCAAGACCGGGTTTTATTGCAGCTTTTAATTCATCACCATCTTTATATGCATTTTTGTTTTTGATATCTGTATCTTGAGTACCTAAGGTTCCAACTTCTAGTACATCAGCAGATGTTGATGTTTCAGCTGTATCAATTGCTGTATAACCACTTCCAAATGCTCCTAGTAATTTTTTAGTATTAATAGTTTGTGTTATTTTTGCATTAAATTGGCCTTGAGAAGTTGCTAAAGTTTTTAACTCTGTTATCCATTGATTTTTGGAAATTTTATGGTTTACTCCAGTTATAAGAAAAGATAAGGTATCACCATAATTTACGGGTAAAAAAGAGGTATTAACTTCAACTTTATTATAAATTTTTATACCTGATAAACCATCCATTGTTAATTTAAGATTAAAAGGTAAAAATCCTACACCAGTACTAGTTGTTCCTTTATTATCATTTTTAGCATACCACGCTATAGCATATCTATAGAAATTGGTTATAGATGATAAATTTAACTCAATATAAGGATCATATAATTGGTTTGTTCCATCAACCCCTAATTTTTCTGATCCACCAGATGCAAAATTAGTATAAGCAGATTTTACATTTTCGTTTTGATCTTCAAGAGATTCATCAGCCTCAGCAACAGCATCAACTATATTATTTTTAAATCTATCAAAAATTCCAAAATTCCATTTAGAAAAAGCAGTTGCCTCAAATCCTGGAATTGATCCATTAGCTGTTGCCCCTATAGCTATCATAGAAGAAAAGTTTTTGTTTATTTCAGTTGTAATACCTGCTTTATGAATGAAATTAGATCTAGAATCTTTCCCCTCTTCACCATTATATCCATAAATTTCAAGTACTGTTTCCTCTACTTTAAAACGGGGGATATCTAAATATTTGCAAATTTTACGGATACCGGGAATTGGGGTTTGGTCTATTAATCGGATTGCATTGTCTTGATCTATTACAGGTTCTAAAGTATTAATTCCTCCTAGACTTCTATTAATATCATTACATATAGTTTTTAATACATCAAAAATCATTATATTATTATGATTATCCGTATCACCAAGTAATTTTTCTAAGTAATCACAATTCATCATTATAGCCATTACCCTTCCATAATAATAATTATTCATAATTGGTTCACCAAAATCATCTTTTCTACCTGAATCTTCTTTATAGTAATTGATGAATTTAGGAAAATATTCATATAAATCATCTTGTCCTTGACCATTATAAAAAGAATCATTTCTTACTAAACATACCCTAGGATCTGCGGAAATAGAATTGTCAATAGCAAAGCATATATTATCATTGGAGTTTGTATGAATGGAAAGCATAGGGACTTTTTTACTTCCTTTAGTCATTTTAGGAATAACATGGGTTTCAAGGAATTCTAAAAAACACCCAAGCCTAACATACAGTTTTTTAGCTGTATTACCATTATACGCTATTTCAAAAAAATCAAATCCTTCAGATTTTCCTTTCTCATCCCCCCCCTGAGTATATTTTTCAACATCCTTATGTGTGGTCTTTAAATAAGTACTATTCCAATCACTTATTTCATATTTAGGAAATATAACACCATCATTCCATACATTAAAGTTCTCAGAAGCCAATCTTGGGGAAATTCTTTTAACTCCATTTTTCCATACCATGTCACTAGAACGAAGAGTAGAAGTCCATCCGGCTAATTTAACATTTCTAACTTCATAAAACCATTTTTGAATTCTATTTGCATCTTTTGTTTCAGCAGAGGATTGTTTATACTTCTCTGCGTCTGTTATAAACCCATCTGGATCCTCTGCCATTTCTGGTTCTTTATATGAAGAAAATCTTGGGTCCATCTCCCCTCCTGCTCTATTTACTCTGACACAGGCATTATAAAAATTTGTATAAAATTCATCGACATCTTTTCCTAATAGAAGATGAAAATTTTTATATGATGTAGGCATAATTGTATTTAAATAAAGATAACATCTTAAATATGAAGCATCATCATTAAAATTAGTATAAAAGTGAACATGTCCACTATCGGGTTTATATTGTTTACCTATTTTTTTTTGATAATCATAATCACCAAAAAATTGGTTTGAATCACCCACATATTTCATTCCAATTAAATTAGGGTTAGAAGTTGAGGATGATAATTTTAAAGCTTTAAATTTCTCAGTGTAAGTAACACCTTCATTTCCAACTTCTTCACTTCCTATATGATATAGATTTCCGGGAATCCACTTACTATCAGATTCTTTAACCTTTTGTACCCCAGTCTCTTCCATATCCCACCTATATGTTTTAAGATGAAACTGTAAATATTGGAGCATACCTGTATTCTTTAATTTATCTTCACGTGTTTCAGATGTCCAATATGTATGTACATTTTTCTCCTTTTGATCATCATAATGTTCCGCATCATCTCCATCATAACCTTTTTCATTATCAGTAAAGGTTTGGTTATTAAAATTACCAAGCCATGTAAACCATTTTGTAATAATTTTATTATCTGGATTATCTTGATAACCGCTTAATACAGCATCAATAGGTTTGAATCTTTTTCCATTTCCTATACCTCCTTTATCTTTTTGACCCCTATTACCAAAATTTGTAGCTAATCTCATATTGTATATAGTGTCCATTGCTACTGCAAAAATTTCTTCTTGGTATATTGCTTCTGTTGAAAATTCATTTAAACCTCCGGGTATATTACCATAATTAACTCCTTCTACTTTCTCTCCTACATTATGAGGGGGTGGTAGAGTACCCGTTCCTGTATCTTGTCCTATTTTATCAAAATCTATAGCATCCCCAACCCCTTTAAATCCTTTTGTTTTCATACTCCTAATACATTCATCATTATACCAAGTATCATGTTGTCTATCATGAACAGTCCAGTCAATATTTTCCTGATAGTATTTAACATAATACCAAACCTGAGATGTATTCTGTATTATATATTTTTGAGCACCTTCAACTCTTATTTTATTATACCATTTTTTTAAAGCATCTTTAAAATGTGGATACATTTCACCATAAAATTTTGCTTCTGTTGCTGCTTGACCACTAAATTCATTTATATGTAGTGTTGTTTTGGCTGCATGATAAGTATTGCCAATTTTCCCTATTGGGGGTAAATTTGCTTTTAAAGATTCAATAACATCCCCTAAGCTCATAATTTCCATTTTAATTTTATATGAACCATCATCTTCAAAAGTCCAGGAAAAATTTGTTATAGTTCCATAAACCCCATCATAATTTCCTTGATACTTTTTTCTATTTTTTTCAATTTCTGGTAAAACATCCTCATAAGTATGATTATTATATCTCCAAAATTTATCATCAATTAAAGTTTCACCAACATATTCAAGACCACCACTTTTATTTAAATATTTATCATTACCCCATTCTACTAATACTGTAAATCCTAATCTTAAATAAAGAACATCAATTATATCAAATTGTTCCCTATTATGGCAAATAAGGTTTAATTTGGTTTTTTTAACAGAACCTTTATTAATACATTCATGGGTAAGATCTATAATACCCGGCATTGGGACTGGGCCAAAATCTAACCCCCCTATTCCATAAGCAGGATTACGACTTTCACCTAAAACACCATATTTATTTCCTTTTCTTAAATCTGAAGTTCCATTAAATAAAATATATTCTTTAGCTAATTTCCCCCCATCATTAGTACCACCTGTTGTTTTATTAGTTACACTTTTATATTTTGTTGAACTTAAGATAACAGAAGAAGCCATTTTTATCCAAGCATTCCTTGAATTTAAATATGATATTTGATCTGCAGATCTTTCTGATAAAACCCCATGTGTTTTTTGACGAATATTTATTTCATCATTTACATATTTTTGAAAATTTTCTCCTATTAGATTTCCGGGCATAACTTTTTATGAATTTATTTTATTATAAGAAGCAATTATGGGTGTTGGGTTTGAAGGGATTCTAAGTTGAACACCTGGAGGGGGGATTAATGAATTTTGGTTTAAATCCCCATTAGAAATTGATATAATCCACCATAAAGATGAATTTTTATAATATGTTAAAGCTAAAGTATCATATCTATCCCCAACTGTTGAATAAACATAAATATCAGAAAATAACCTAGGTATTTCAGGATAACGAACCGTTTTATACATTTGTTTACCTGTAGGTGATTTTGTTTCTTCTATATTATTATAACGATACATTTTTTATTCTCTTTTAATATTATTATTGGTTTATATATATTTGTCTACCGCCCATACCAGATTTAGGTTGAAGATCTTTATAAGGACTTCCAGAAGATTCTCCATCTGAGGTACTTGGTTCTAATTTTTGTTTTTCTACTCTAAAATTTTCTATAGGAGTAAAGCCCATTTTAACCGTAATATAATGAGGGAGTTTAGGTAAGGTTGAACCCCCTCCTTTAATACCATATGTATCACTTAATCCTATTTCCCAAGGTGAATCTTTTATATCTAAAGAAATAGAGGGAATAAATCCAATTTGTTCAGATATCCAATCCCCTACAGTTAAGGCCACTAAACTCCCTCCCATATAACCCGCGTCACTATAAGTTGGAGCTAAATTAGAAACTAAATAATTTAATTTATTATATTGAGGAAGTAATTCTTCCCTGGATTGGGCTGCTATTATAAAACTTAAAGAAATGTCTCTATCAAAACTATCGTATTTATAAAAAGATTCTCCCCTACCTATATAATTAATTGGGTTCCATTTAGCTTTATAGGAATCCCCAAAACCTTTAATATAAGCCCTAAAATGCATATAATCCTTTACTATTTTATTATCCTCCCAACTTAAAGATGCTATTCTAAAAGGAATTAAATCATCAGTTTTATCTGGGTTTTTTCCAGAAGTAGATCTATATATAGGTAAAGCATTTATTTTATCTACAGGACCTATTTTTCTACCATCATAATCTATTTTCCCTAATGAATAACTAATTATATTTCCTCTTTGACCTGGAGAAACATAATTTATTCTGGAGTTAGTTAAACCATCTATTGTATTTAATTGATTAGAATAATTAGGAGCAATACCCGTTATTGTAGATACTTTTACATCTACTTCTTCTGATGGTATTACCCTTGATTGAATTCCTTGGTTAGTTTCCCAAGTTTCAGTAGTACTAGTATCCTTATAAAGAAGTTTACGTCTAAAATCATAAATTTTAGCAAAACCTGATTGTTTATAGGTTTTTTCTAAAAAATTATTAAAAGGAAATTCAAATGATCTTTGTAATTCTTCAGAGCTATTTACCATAGGAAGACCTTTTGGTAGTTTTGGTTTTTTTATTAACCAACCCCCACCTTCTTCATCTCTTAATTTAATAGTTGGTCCTTTTGGAATTTTCTTAGAGTCTTTTACAATAAAATAAGCTGGGGAGTTTAATCCAGTTCCTAAAGTATTTCCTGCATTATTAGTAGCAAATCTAATTCTAGTTCTTCCTATCCCTAAAATAGAACCAGGACCCCCACTATAAGATAGAATATTTTGTTCATTTTTTGCTATTTGGTTTTTTCTAAAATTCTTATCCCAAGGAATATTTTGATTGATTTTCCATTTAGTTAATTGTACTAATCTATTATCTTCTCCCAATTCCCCCCCAATTACTTTTTTCTCAACTATTGAAATCCCTGTAGGGTTTTTATTACTTTTAGGGCCATATATTCTTACTCCTACATAAGGAATTATACCTTGTTTTGGTAGATGAAGTCCTGTAAAACCTAATCCTGCTTGTCCTAAAGTAGTTAAGGGGGTATAAAGACCTTCATTTACTCCTACATCTATAAAACCACTAGCTTGAGTTCTAACTGCTATCCTAGATAATAAATTTTGTTTGGCTATAAATAAAAACCCACTGGGGTTTTTAGTATCAAAAAACCATTTAGTTAATCTTTTAACATCTTTAATAGCATCAAGAGGAGCTTTAAGTCCTCCTCTTAAAAGAAAATCTTTATTAGCTAAATTAGATTTAATTTTTTCCGGGATAGGATTCTCTACATAAGGTTGACCACTATCCCCCATGTATATCCTATCTTTGCCATATTTTAAGGATTTAAGATCTGTTTTAAGATTTACTATTCCCATTGTTATTGTATTTCACGTTCAGAAGTATTTATACCTTGTCCTACAGCATTACCATTCATTTCTATTACTGTAGATTTTTTAGATATATCCTTTAATAAAGATACCATTTCACCATTATCTGATCCACCACCACCACCACCACCACCTAGGTCAGTCCCAACTACCATTGAGTCATTTTTATCTAATTGGATAGCTCCTTTTTCTCCAAACAATATTGGGTTACCACCAGGACCTATTATACCATCCTTCATAAATGTTAAACCAAAAGCAACTGCGGCACCCGCGGCAGCTAGCCCTAAAGCCCAACCAATAAAAGGTATTGAAGATAAACTCTTCATTGCCCCCATAGCTGCCTGACCTATAGCTATCCATAAATCTTTTTTCATTAAAAAACTACCTGCTTTTATAAGAGCATTTCCAATGGCCTTTGTAGCATTCCAAGCTAATTGTAATGCCTTTTTTGCAATAAACCATGTTTTTTCAAATAATATTCTTCCTTTTTTCTTTATCCATTCCTTTGCATTATGCATTTTTTCCCATAGAAGTTTCTTTTTCTCATCAGACATATGTAATTTTTCTCGGGCCATTTGGGCTTTTTTCTTAGCCCAATGTCCTATTGATGCTATATACCCCCTTTGTCTAACTACATTTCCTTCTTCATCTAATATATTGGATCTCCATTTTTCAGCATTGATAAGCCCCATTTGCTCTAAAAATAGAAAACCTTTTTCAACCATTGACACCAAACCCCCAACTAAAACAACACCTACAACATATTTAAGTTTATCAGCATGTGCATTAATAAATTCAAATAACCTTCCAATATTAACTAGAGAAGTTGCCATCTCCCCCATTTTATTTTTCATTTCAACCATAACAGCATTTGCATCTTCTTGGGCTGAATTTGCTTCATATGCAGCAAGGATTGAAGCTCCTCCATGTTTTAGAATTTTCTTTTTTATTTCCTCTATTTTCTGTTCTCTTTTTTCTTTGTCTTCAATTAGATTAGCTTCTGCTAAAGCTTGTTCCATAGTTTTACCACCTAAATCCTGTAACATTTCCTTCTCTTTAACAGAAGCAATAAGTTCGTTTCTTGTCATCCCAATAGCTTTAGCTAAAGCCTCTGTTTGGACAACAGTCATTTCAGAAAGATCTGCAGAACTCCCCATTTGTTTCATTACTAAACCTGCAGCCTCCGCTGATTTACCCATCATTGCTAATTTTCTAGCTTCCTCTAGATTTAACTCTTTTCCTGTTAACATTTCAGCTTCCATTTCAGCCGCAATAGAAGATTCAAAATCAAGCATTGAAGCTGCAATTGATTCAGCTTGTGCCATGTTAATACCTAGGGATTTGGTTTTTACTACCATTTCGGCTAATAATTTATTGTCAAAACCATAAGCTGCTTTTAATCCTGCACTAGTTTCTGCAACCTCATTCATAATATTAGCCAATTTGAAGGTAATACCAGTCATTGATTTTTGTTTGGCTATAGCATTAGCAATTTCTAAATTAATAACTTTTGAATCTTTACCAGTGGTCGCCATATATTTTGAGAACTTACCAGCATTTTTTTCACTCATTCCTAATCTTTTAGTCATGAATACAAAATTCTTAGTCATGTCTTCATTATATACATTTGCTACCCCTAATTCTTTTTGTAACCCCAGAACACCCTCTTGCATGTTTTCTACATGGTATAAAGAATTTCCTGTTTCTTCATAAACCTTATGCATCTCATCTTTTAATCCTTCTGCTTCACCTTTACTTATTTGAAGGCCCCTCATCATAGAATGTGTTTTATTATCTGCATCAAATAATAATCCTATCAGAGCAGGAAGACCAAAGGAGCCTACTAAATCAAATGCCCCTGAAAGCATAGTTTCACCAAACCCTGCTCCTTCTACTCTTAATTCTCTCATTTTTTTAGCAGCATTTGCTATAGGTTTCCCTATTAAAGGACCCAAAGCAGGAATTGAACTAAAAGTCTCTGCCATTTTATCAAAAACAGCAGTATTTGCATTTAGATCCTCATTGGCATTTTTTATTTCGTTAAATGTATTTAATAATTCTGAAGCAGTATCTTTAGAATTTCTTAATTCCATATTTTGCATAAGAAGAAGATTATATAATTCTATATTTCCTGCTTTCTTAGCTCTACTTAATTTTATTTCATTAATTGACATTTGGGAAGTAAGCTTTGCAACTTTACTAGTAAGTGCTTGTCCCTCATTAAGATATTTTTTTAATTTAGTTTTATTTTTTAGTTCTTCAGCTGTAAACCCTGCCATTTTTTTAGCAGAAGTATTTAACTCTTTTACAATAGTTTGTTGGTTTTTGAAGGAAGAGGTGAGATCTTGAGCGGCTTGTGATCCTTCTTGTAATTCCTTTATAACTTCACCCATATCACTACTAATGCTAGTGAAAGTTTCTTGGGATACAGTACCCAATTCTCTCATGTCTTTTACATAACTATTGAGAGCATCTTTTCCTTTTTTTATTTCATCGGATAAACCCATTTAATTATAATATTAGGTGTGGTTATAAATACTACTTATATGAAGATTTCGTAGGTTTTGGAAACAATGAAGGATCAATTTTTCCATCTGGACCTATTGCTGTTTTATGGTTTGTGGAATTGGATTTGATTTTTTCGGTTTCTTCATTTTGTTTTTGATGATAATTTGAAATTTCTGAAAAAGTAAAATTTCTTAACCAAACAGGCATATTATAAACAGTATGCCAATCATATCCTCCATTACCATGAAAAACTATTTCATGGATATAAGTAAATAAATTTTTTCTACTAATAAGAGCTTGTTTAGATGTCAGGCCAAAAAAAGTTGAGGTTAATTGGGATTGGTTTAGAATCTTCACTGTCGGGGGGGAAAAAAGACAAATCAATGTCTGGTTGGAATTCGTCTATATGTTTTCTTAATGCCCGAGCATCCCGGGCTAACATATACTTATCTACAAACTCTCTAATAGTTTTTTTCTCTGTATCGTTATCTACTGAAGTTATTGTATATTTTAATCTTGTAGAAAGTTCTGGGGAGTTTGTTTTAGAAACTTTTTTAAGTCCCTCTAATTCCCTTTTTATTGAATTTTCATCTTTATGGGTTAATAATTTAAATGTAATATCTACTTTAGTAGAAGGAAGAGTAAAATCAAAGGAATTATGTCCTTTTGTAAATTTAGATTCATCCAAAGGTTTGGGTTCTATTAAAGATAAATCAATATCTACTTCTTCTCCCTCATATGAAAAAGTATAATCCTTACCATAACCCAAAACTCTAGCCGCCACCATTAAAGCATTTTTATCTCCAATAATTAAATCATCATATTTAATATCCTTAGAAACAATTAAAGATTGTAACATTTTATCAATTACTGTTCCTTTTTTTATATAGGTTTGGTTTGTTAAAATATCCTCTTCTTTAGCTGTTAGATATTTTATTTCCATTTTTCCACTTGATAAAGGATTATCTTCAGGATAAATTAAACCTTTCGATGGTAATTCTATGTCTTCTGTTGGGATTTTATATTCACTCATAATTTTTATTAATTAAAACTTCTTTGTTTGTTTGCTTTCAGTTATAAATATGAAGATAAAAAAAGAGCTTGACATAGCCAAACTCTCTTTAGGGGAATATAGGGGGTTGTTAGAAATTCAATACAGCATAATCTATAGCTACAGTTACTGTAAGTTCAGTAGCGGCATCTGCTGAAGTCCAATCATAATCACCAAAATTAGCTTCTTTTATCCATGCTCCTTTTAATACCCATTCTGAAACTATATCACCTACAGGTCCTAAAATATTTACTGTTAAATCTTTTTTATAAAAATCAGAATAACCATCTCTACCGGTTACTGATTCGTGATGTAATCTTACCCATTCCATTACTGCTTGAGCACCGGATGGGGTAATTGGATCATATAATGCTAGGGCTACATCTCCCCATACGGATTTTCCTTTAACTTTTCTTTGAACGTTTATGTGATCAAGAACTACTTCTCCTTGGGTTAAAGTTACAGCCCCTGCTTTTTTAATCATATAACTAGGTATACCATCCATATAGAGGATAAACCTGTTTTGTTGTTTGGGTTCAAACGCTGTGAAAAATATTTCATTGGGATCTAATACTGCCATTTTATTGTTTATTATAAATATTTAATCATTTTCTTTTTATGCTGGGAAAGTAGCTCCAGTTGGTAATATATTGAAATCTAAATATATAAATTCAGCTGTTTTAGTAGGTTGTAAATAAATTTGACCTATTAACTGGTTTCTATCTATAACATCTGGTGTATTATTTGATTCATCCATTACTACTTTAAAAGCATATAATCCTTGTCTTTGTTGTACACTTTCTAAATATGGGTTAACTTGACTTAAGAAATTATTTCTTGTAGCTGTTGTGTTTTGTTCAAATACTAAATTATCCGCTATTTGTGAAATATAATTTTTAAGTGCTATTAATAATCTTCTAACATTAATTCTATCAAGGGCACTTGCTTTTTTCTGTAGTGTTTTTTGACCAAATACTACTACTCCTGTATTTGGGAAAGTAGCTATTGGGTTAACATTTGATTGATATAATGTATCTCTATTCCCATTTGTTAAATTTCTTTCTGCCCTAATTACTGTTGATAATCCCCCTCTACTTAAACCCGCGGGTGCAAACCATGCTTCTCCTGATCTATCATTAAAGGCATAAACCCCTGGTATCATAGCTGAGGAAGGTATCCAAACTTGAGATCCTAAATCTGGATCAATAGTTTGTAACCAAGGCCAATATGCAGCACCATATGAAGAATCATAAGTAGAAGCTTGAGATGTAACTTGTAATATTTCAGAATCATATAATCTTAGATCTACTACGGCTAAATTATCCCCCCTTGTTTGGGCATTGTTAATTAATGAATTTATTTGAGTGGAATCTGTTTGAGCTGTTAAACCTGGGGCTGTAACTAAGTTATATTTAAATAAATCTCTATTTAAAAGTAAAGCTATAGAATTATCATAACTTTCTCCTACTAATCCTTGAGTATTGGCATTTGAAATATTTTCATAAAATTGTGCTGGACTGTTTGAAGCATTAAAATTTTCACCTGTAGCTCCTCCTAATGTACCTGAAGCAGCAAGTGGGATAGATCCTGTAAATTCACTTTTAGCATTTCCAGCATTATCAAAATAATTTAATGTTGGAGTAGAAACAGATTTTACTCTTACAAGTCTACTTAAAGTATTATAAGTACCTGAATTTGCTATATACCATTCACCCGTTCCTAAATCTTGGGTTACTGTTTGAGTAGAATTTCCTATTACTTTTTCAATATAATTTACAGTATTAGGATCTAATGATACATTAGCCCAAGTTTCTAGTATAGTTTTAGAATTTGTAATATCATCTCCTCTTCTAATTAATAAGCTAAAATTACCTGAAGCTGTATCTGGGGAAACAACTTCCCATCTTATATTGTCTACTGTACCATTTGCTAATTCACCACTTGTTCCTGTAGAACCAGAGCTATTTTGAGTAGTACCTTCAGATAAAGTTTCTAATGTAAAAGAATTTACAGCATCGCTGTTTGTTATAGTTGAACTAGTTGCTGGGTTCCATTCTGCGGATGCACTTACAATTCTAGTTACTAATAATGAATCTCCACCTTGTTGGAAATAATTATAAGCTGAAATTGAAGTGAAATAAGTATATTCAGCACTTCCACTTTCAACTTTTGATCCAAACTTACCAACAAAATCACTATAAGTTGTAACTAGTGTTGGGATACCTACAGGACCTTTAGCTGTTGGTCCTAATATAGCAGCTCCTGCCTGTATTGGTTGGGCTGTAAGGAATGATGAATCAGTTTCAGTTGCTACTACACCTGGGGATAATAATACTTCTGCCATTTTCTATATGTTAATTTTGTTTATAAATATTATAAAATCCCTTAAAAATGCAATTAAGCTTTAACAAATTCACCGCTCTCTAAATTCACAGTTCCTTTACCATATTTTTCTTCAAGTTGTTTAGCTAATTGAATTTGGTTATTTTCAAATGATTCTATTTGTTGTTTAATTTGATGTTTTTGTTGGTCTAATAAATAAGCTTGATATTCAATTTGACCTAATTGAATTATAAAATTGTCTTGTTGTTTTTGTAACGAAGAAAGTTTATTAATTTCTTCTTTTGATAAAACTGTTTTTTCCATGGTTATAAATATTATATTTTTTTATTAAAATTATGATGTTTTTATCAATATAACATCATTTAGGTTAATTACCAAACTACCTTTATTAGTTATATATATTTTTTAAATAATTGACCCTGAAGTCCAAGCTTCTGTTGACATTAAAGTTAAACAATCAGCATGACTACCAGTCCAAGTAGGAACTACACTCCCAGAAGGAGTTATAAAGGATGGCCAATTTTTTGTATACCATTTTAATACAAATTCTGTTTTATCTATTGATTTTCTAACTGTTGCTGCTGATGTCTCCATTACTTGGGAAAAATCAACTTCTCCAATATCTGCTGTTAATGCTGTTGCATATGTTCTATTTGAGTAATCCATTTTGTTATAAATATGTTAAAAATTAAGTAAATCTATGTTTAAGTGCATTATAGTTTTGTTGGATTTCTTGAGAAGTAAGAGCTTTATTATAAGCTTGAAAAGATGTTATATAGCCCTCCATATCGTAAAAAGAAAAAGAAGATTCATATTGTCCTATATAAAAAGGTTCATTCCAATTAATTTGGTCTAAGGGGGGTTTGGAATTGTTAAGTTCTCCATTTATGTAAAAATAATGGGTTGTATAATCAAAAACATAAGTAACATGACTCCATTCATTCATTGGTGTAGATCCAATAGAAGAGGTGAAAAATTTGTAGTTTCCATGGTTCCAACTTACATATTCATTACTAGAATATACAAGCATTCTTTTAGTAGAACTCCATCCCGTTACTGTTCCAATACCAGAAGTTAAGGTTGGCTTAAACCACCATGATATTGAAAAGGGGGATGATCCACCAACAAGACCTAAACTAGAAGAAACTAATATAGCATCATCAATACCATCAAACTCCCAAGATCCTTTTTCTCCTAAACTTCCTGAAATATCATTTATTAAACTTCCCGTTATATCTCCAACTAAACTATATGTAACTTCAGGGACACTACCACTAATGTAACTTCTTGGGTTAATAGCATCTAAATAAAATACTAACCCCTCTTCTACTATATTTGGTCCTCCTTCTACTGACATTATTGAAATCTCCCTTTTAATGCGTTATAGTTTTGTTGAATTTCATCTGCAGATAAAGCACGATTATATATTTGGGCTAGATAAAAATTACCATACATATCTAAGGACCAATCAGATCGAGTACCTATTAATAATTTTTTTTCAATTATAATAGAATTAAATCCTGTTATATCATTATCATCAGGGCCACCTTCACCGTCACCCCAACCATCATTACTTCCATCTAAATATCCCAATATTACATTATTAGTTCTGTCTATAACTAAAGTTACCATATAAATTTGATCTTCATTTATTGGTATATTTTGACCTGCTCTTTGACTTACTGTATCATTTCCATTACATCTAACATATACCTTTTCACTTGCAGGGGAATACCATATACTCCAACCTATATTTCCAGATCCTCTACATCCTTTACCTATAATCATACCAGTATTACTAGTATTACTATCAATTTCAAAAAAACAATTAACAGTAAAGCTATCTAATTGAGGGTCAAAGGAAGATGTAAATGCCCCAGTAGAAGCTTGGTAAAAATTTAAATAATCATTAATACCATCTAACTCCCAACAACCAGAAGAAGAATTTGAAAATTCTCCTCCATTTAAACTTCCAGAATATTCCCCCTCTAAACCATAGATTGTAGTACTACCCGAGATATATGATCTAGGGTTAGCAGCGTCAATATTGAAAATTAACCCATCTGTTACTATTTTAGGTGAATAACTTACTCCCATTATTTAAATCTGTTTTTAAGTGCATTATAATTTTGTTGGATTTCTTGAGTGGATAATGATTTATTATAAAGTTGTATGCTTGATATTTTGCCCGTATGATGGTATTCAGAATTATTACTTCTACCTAAATAAATATGATTTATATCAAATTGGGCTAAATGACCTATAGAACCTGTATATGTAGTTCTAGAGGTTCCATCTAAATACATATCATATTGAGAACCATTCCAATTAATTGTCAAATTATGAAAATTAGAATCTCCTGTATCTTTTATATAAGTAAAATTATCTAAACCTTGTGAATCTTGGTATAAAAGAATTGTTTCATCATCTGCCGCCCCTGTAAAATCTCCAAAAGCAATTCCTGTTAAATTACCTGACCCCCCCCACCCTAATAGGTATCTATCCCCTGAAGTGTAACTAGTATTTATTCCAGAAGTTCTAGTGAACCATATACTTAAATGATATACAGGTTGAGTTGGTATTATAGTATCTATAGAATCATCAACCCCATCAAATATCCAAGAACTAGGATTTTCAGCTATACTACCAGAAACATCATTATATAAACTTCCAGTAATAGAACCAACTAAACTATTAGTAATAGCAGGAATACTACCACTAATATAACTTCTTGAGTTAGCAATATCAAAATAAACAATTAATCCGTCTTGTACTATTTTAGGTGAATGAGTAAATGCCATTATATAAACCTCCCTTTTAAAGCGTTGTAGTTGTGTAGGATTTCTGTTGCAGAGATGGCGCGGTTGTAGATTTGAGCATTTGCTATCTTTCCGGAATACCATTCTATATTATTTTGCATTCCAATTACTAATGGGTTATTATTACCATTAATGGTATAGGGTCCAAAAGAACTATCTGTTTTTATTGCTACTCCATTCTTATATAAGATAAGAGTTGTTAATGAATTATCCCAAGTCATTCCAATACTTTGCCAGTCACCTGTAGTTAATACATTTGATGTTGATTGTACTGTTCTCCAATTAGAATCACCAACACCTCCTGATAAATAGCCTGATGGGTTAAGCCCCATGTGGTATGCCCCCCAAGTCCATTGTTTATTTTTATACATGATAGCATCCCACCCACTAACAGAAGATGGGTTTATCCAACAATTAAGTGTTAATGTTGATGTTAAATCTAAAGCTGTATTATCCATACAACTTATATAATCATCTATGCCATCAAAAACCCAAGTACCACCATTCTCAGAACTATACATCCCTGTATCTTGTAAACTTCCATTATTGGATAAGTCTAAGGTATTATAAGAAGTTGTAGCATTAGGGACATAACTTGCCCTATTAGCCGCATCCATATTAAAGATTAACCCATCTGCTATAATACCTGTTGTTATTGACCCGAATTTCATAATCCAAACCTCCCTTTTAAAGCGTTGTAGTTGTGTAAGACTTCTTGAGAAGTAAGAGCTCTATTATAACATTGTATATTAGCTATATTCCCATTTAAAAAATATGTTGGGTTATAAGCTCCTACACCAAATACGGTATTAGGCCATGTTGAACCTGCAAAGGTTCCTTCTATCACACCTGTGTCACTAGCATCCCCTCCTTCATATTCATTATTTATATATATCTTTGAACCATTAACTGAATCTTTTGTTAGTGTAAGATAATAC